AAATCATCCTTCAACAATATCGAATCGGAACAGATGTCATATGTATCTGATTCAATTCTACCCTGGTTGATACGACTCGAACAGAATTTCCTAATGCAACTTTTAACCCCAACAGAGATAAAAAAAGGATTCTATTTTAAGCATATTGTTGAAGGTTTATTACGGGCAAACGCAAAGGACAGGGCAGAATTCTATTCAAAAATGTGGCAAAATGGGCTTATGACTCAAAATGAAATTAGAGATAAAGAGGATCTTAATCCAGATTCCAGTCCGTTTGCCGATGAATTATTTGTTCCTTTAAATACGGTTCCATTAAGTTTACTTGAAGAGCATTTAAAAGTCCAGAATAAAGAACCAGAACCAATAAACTTAGCAAACCCAACAGACCCAATACCACAAGGAAAAGGAAATGGTGAAGACAAAGAAGCTCCTAAAGTACCTGCGATACAATAAGGTTTCGATAGAAGAGGCTTTAGATATATTGGAAACATTAAAAAAGGGTAAACGCCCACGCGAAAAGGCGGTAATTAAAGAATACGAGACACGAATATAGATTTTAAAAAGTGTTGGGCTTTAAAAAATCTGAGACCGTTGTGGGAAATAGATAATCTGAAAAAAGGAAATAAAATTAGACAAGATTTTCAGCCATCATTGGCGATAGGAGGATAATTATGTTTGAGGAGACTGAGAATATGGAAACAAGGTGTATTACATCTTCAGAATTTAGAATTGATAGATCTGGAAAAGCTCCTAAAATAGTCGGACATGCGGCCATGTTTAATGTTTGGACTGACATAGGGGGGTGGTTTAAAGAAAGAATTGCCCCCGGAGCCTTTAAGAATTCCATCAAAAATGATGATGTTAGGGCATTGATTGAACATAATCCACAATTTGTCTTAGGTAGAAATAAGTCAGGCACATTAAAATTAAAGGAAGATTCAAAAGGTCTTGCTATCGAGATAATTCCTCCAGATACTACTGATGCTATTGATCTAATGAAAAGGATGGAACGTAGTGATGTAACCCAGATGTCTTATGGGTTTCAAGTTAAAAGGCAAGAGCTTGATTATGAAACAGATGAAAGAACCCTTCTCGAAGTTAAGTTATTCGATGTAAGTGTTGTAACTTATCCTGCTGAACCAACAACTTCCGCTGAAGTAAGATCACTATTCCATAAAGAAGATCCTACAGAATCTATTACCGTGGAGGACTGGACAGAATTCGATGTTGTCATTACGAAAATCAAAGCCGGCGAAGAACTGACCGAAGATGAAATAAGAGTTTTAAGTGAATATATACCAAAAGAAGATGAGTTAAACCCGCGTGACTTAGAGCGTGCCCTGCGTGATGCCGGGTGTTCTCGAAAGCAGGCGAAAGAAATATTGGCTAAAGGTTTTATGACTCAAGAGGAGCGTGATGCTCTAATTGAAGAAGAAGATCCTCCGCGTGATGCTGAGCCAGCCAAAGGTAAAGTTAATGATCTATTAATCCGGGCCGAATTAATCGCCCCATCAATGTAGGAGGAAAATAGTATGAAGACAATTACGCAATATAGAGAAGACATCGCCAATCTCATGAAGAAGGTTGGGGATATTGACGCGCAGTGCATAGCAGAGAATCGTGAGTCGAATTCGGGTGAAATTCTGCTCAAGAACGAGATACTCGACACTGTGGAGGAACTCCGTGTGGGTGTTGAGACGATGGAACGTCAGGAACGGGTTGCTAAGGTTCTTGAGACTCCCGCGGCTCCTCAAACCAAACCCGTCCCGTCCGGTATTATACTTGGCGAGAATCGGGAAGAGAAGGATATGTTCAGAACATTCGGCGGACAGCTTGCAGCAATCATCCAGGCCGGTTTGCCCGGTGGATCGGTTGATCCTCGCCTGAGGAATACACGTGCTTCTATTTCAGGTCTTGGCGAGACCGTCCCGAGCGATGGTGGATTTCTGGTACAACAGGATTTCGCGAATAAACTTTTCGAGAATCTCTTTGACAATGGCCTGATCCCCAGTAAGTGTGAGAAAATTCCTATCTCAGCCGGTTCAAACGGGATCGTGCTTAATGGATTCGATGAGACCTCAAGGGCATCCAGTACTTCCGGTGGAATTATCGTTTATCACGGCGAAGAGGCTGGGGAGAAAACGGCGAGTAAGCCTAAATTCCGAAGGGTTGAGCTGAATTTGAAAAAACTTATCGGTTTATGTTATCTGACCGACGAGTTGATAATGGATGCGGCTGCAATGGAGTCTCGTACCAGCAATGCTTTCCAGTCGGCTTTCAATTTCCAGATTCAGGACGATCTTATCAATGGAACCGGTGCTGGGATGGCGCTCGGGATTCTCAATGCTGGCTGTCTCGTTTCGGTTGGCAAAGAGACCGGACAGGATGCCGCAACCGTAGTCGCTGAGAATATAGTCAAAATGTATTCCCGCCGATTCGCGGCTCAGACTGGCAATTATGCCTGGTACTACAACCAGAATATCGAACCGCAGCTCTTCACCATGAGCTTGGCAGTTGGTACTGGTGGAATTCCTCTCTATATGCCTCCTGGTGGATTGAGCGAAAGCCCCTATGGACGCATTATGGGTCTTCCGGCGTTTGCGATTGAGCAGGCAGCTACACTTGGAACCGTTGGAGATATCATCCTTGGTAACTTCCAGGATGGATACATCATGGCGGAAAAGGGTGGATTGCAGTCTGATATGTCGATCCATGTCAGATTCATTTACGACGAAAGCGTGTTGAGATTCGTTCTGAGGATGGACGGTCAGCCTTGGAGAGCTTCTGCTTTAACTCCGTATAAGGGTGGGGCTACTGCAACTCAGTCGCATTTCATCGTACTGGATTCACGCGAATAATTAATAACAGCTGGGGCGAATAATTAATAACAGCTGGGGCTTCGGCCCCGGCATTACCTGAAGGAGGTATATAAAATGTACACAAACGAAACTAATCCGAGAATTTGGGGATATGGGCCTGGTGCTTCTGATTCGCTGGGGGATACGGCAGATTGGGTATGTCTGAAAGGCGCTAAAGGATGCTGGATATATATTACGGAAATTGGAGCCAATGCGACTTCTCTTGTTCTGACTGTGCATGAAGGAACGGCAGCATCTGGTACAACTGCAATTACGACTGGAGCTGAGTTCCCGATTTATTACAACATACTCACGACAACGGCAGATACGTGGACGCGAGCGACTGATGCTCTGACATATACCATAACCCCGGCGGCTACTGCATCGCAGGTCAATTTCTACATCGACGCGTCGATTCTGAGTGCGGGTTATGATTGGATTCAGCTCGGTTCTACTGGCGGCCATGCCACCAATATCGTTTATGTGGAATACCAGCTCGTAGGGGCACGTTATCAGCAGGCGATCCCCCCGACGGCAATAGCATAAATTAACAGGGGGCGGATTAAGTTCCGTCCCCACAGGAGTTTATTATGTTAAGAGAAGAAATCGAGAAAGTAAAACAAATAGTCGGTGAGGCTGTAGCTGGAATCAAGGTGCCGGAAGTTGAGGTGTTTGATGATTCAGTCTTAAAGGATGAGATTGCCAAGTTGAAAGACGAGGTTATCAACCTTAAAGGTGAAATCAAGGCACTCAAGGTGAATCCAGAGTTGTTAAACAAAAAGAAGTAATAACGCAAGCGGGGCCGTCTGGAAGAATGGCGGTCCCCATCCAAGGAGGATGAAATGAACTACAATCCGAGTACAAGAAATAGAATTGGTGATATTAAGCATGGGCTTATGGTCGAAACGGCCAAGGAGCTTGCTTATACGGCTTTTGGAACGGCACAGGCATATCCGTTCAGGGTTTACAACCGGATTTTCATACATGCCCTGTGGTTTGAAGTTGGTGCGACCACATTGGCAAATGCAGCGTCAACGACTGAATTTCAGTTCAACTTCGTTTCCGATACTCCGGTCATCACCGTGCAGCCTCTCTCTGCTACGTCTGCTGATTGCGATGGGTTTGTCCGGGGTCGCAGAATTTCGTTGCCTGGGGCTACTGTTGGGACAGCAACGAATGTGGATGGAACAGCAGCGATCTCAATAGCATCTCCCACTGGGGCATCTTGCAATGTGGTTGTCGGCGTTGCGCCTTCGGCGGCTGTTGATCCCAGTATTGGGAGGATTGGGTTCCTGTATCTAACGACTGCTCTAAATGCAGGAACGGGGCAATTTACACTTTTATACACGCCCATTGATCCAGGTGCTTATGCAGTAGCGTTGTTATAGGAGGTTGTTATGGCACTTATTAAAGAAGCAACCATTTCAAAATGGAATTGCGATGACTATACCGAATTGCCAGACAGTGCGCCAGAGGGTTCATTGGCGCGTAATATTTCATCTGGAGAAAGATATATATTCCATGATGGGAACTGGCAAGAGGATATTTCACTAATTTACGCCATGACACAGGCGTTAGCAGAATAGGAGGTAATCATGAAAGCTGAAGGAAGAGTAGGAGCAATTACAGCCGAGAGCGGGTCTGTAAATCCACTGGTCACTGGTGAAAAGGGTGATCTTATATCATCGTTATTGCATGGTCGTTATTATCAGGCGGCAAAGGATGGACGTTTAATGACAGCCGCTAATCAGGCTGGGGTTGTAACAGTTATAGGGTTGCATACGACTTATACGGGGTTGGTATTATCGAACCCGGTAGGCTCCGGCATTGATGTATCTCTGTTGCGTGTAGGTGTCGGGTTTATTGTCGCACAGCCCACCACCGGCGCGATAGTAGCATTGGAGGCCGGATACAATGGAGCAACTGATGTGACTCACAGTGTACCATCAACGACATTGAGAAACTGTTATTTGGGCGGTGCGGCTCCTGTAGCCAAGGTTGATACTGGAGCTACATTACCCACAGCGCCGACACTTATAGAATCATTCGGTTCTGTGTTGACGGAAGCAATAACTGGCAGCACTGTCCAGCCCGCATACAACTTCGATCTAGGTGGGTATCTGATACTGCCCCCAGGTGGATATTGTGCGATTTATACAACCATAGCTTCTGGTGCGGCTTCGATGGTAGCAAGTTTCATCTGGGAAGAAATTGCTGTTTAACCTGATTTGATAATGGTAGGAAAGGGGAGTGGGGCCTGTGTGTGTTCTTGTGCTTTGAGAGGTTGGTTTGAATAAACCCCGGGGTGTGGGGGGAGGTTTCCCTCTCCTTTCCTCCTCCCACAATATAAAGTAATGTGGAGGCTGATATGACAATCTGGACTCAAATTATTATTGGAATAGTATCTGGCGTAGTATCTTTAGGACTGTTGATTTTCCTCTTCCGGCACATTTTCGATAGGCTTGATAGAAAAGTTGATAAAGATGTTTTTTTGGAATACACCAAAAGAATTAGCGATAATCTTGAGTCTGGTAAAAAGAGATTCGATAAGATAGATTCGGGTATCGAAAAACTTAGTACTCAAATTACTGAACTATGTATTTTGGTAAAAGGCAAAAGATGAAAACCTATATCAAGCAAAATGAAGGAACTAATATCGTTAATGGGCGGCACATGCC